ATCAGAGAAAAGTGATAAGTCATTACCAGCACCTAAACTTATACCTTCACCATCAGCAAAGGCAATGTCGCCAGTCATAGTGCCACCAGCTAGAGGTAGCTTAGTATCAATCTGTGTTTGGATAGCTGAGGTTACACCGTCTACATAATTAAGTTCTTCATCAGTAGCTGTTACTGCAGCGTTGATATTAGGAAATGTATTCTTTAGGGTAGTCTTGATGCCTCTAATATGGTCATCACCTTCCGATACGTTATCTGTTGTTGTTGGATTCGCTGCATTCAGTGAATCAATATAGTTAAAGCTTTCAAGACTCATAAGTTACCTCTTTAAGATGATGCTGCTGTTACTGTTACCGTTACCTGTAGTGTGTCCCCTGAGATAACTGCTCTTGATGAAGCAAAGTCTACAACACCATACAAAGTACCTGAAGTACCTGATGTTGCTGACCCTAAGAAAGCACCTGCTATTGTAGCTGTTCCTGTAACTGAGAAGTCTACACTAGATGCGTTAGTCATACTACCTGCAGATGCTGCACCTTCTGTCCATTCCTTTCTAGTACCTGAGTAATCTGATACTTCAGACCAACTTGAATGTGAAGCTAGTGTATCACCTGCAGCTGGAGTACCTGCTCCTTTAAGTCCGATATACCAAGTAGTTACTGGTGTGCCTGCGTGGAACTGAGTATCAAGGATATGATTTAATCCCTCAGTTGTAATTAAGTTTTTCTTTGTTTCTGACCACTTTATGTTACCATTAGAGTCAAGACAAGTGACAGACCAAATATTAGTTAGTCCTAGGTTTTCTGTTAAGTTCATATGCTGTTCCTGTTGTTTGTTGTTAGTCCCACGTTGTATTATCCTCTATCTGCTCTGTCCAAGTGGTGGTGGACGCTGTACTCGTTGACCAAGTATCCGAGGATTCTGTTTCTGTATTCCATAAGAAGTTAGATGCTGATGATGTAGATACGTCTGTACCTATTGTTGCAGCCTCTGGGTAATTAGTATTATTAATAACATCAACAGTAGAACCTAGTGTACCTGAGCCTACTGCTTTAAGAACTGACCCTGTTATTATACCATAAGTTGATTCAAGTGCAGCACTAATTAATGTAACTTTATCTTCGTCATCTACATTATCTAATACTGAAGAGAATGTAGCTGTTGCTGGGTATGTTACAGTAGCTGAATCACTGGCTGATATGTCACTACCTAATGATATACTTCCTACTGCTTTTAATGCTGTACTACTGCTAGAAGAAGATGTACTGTCTAGCGTGGCGGTTACTGGCATTACTAATACACAGTCTGTACTGAACCCTAATGCTGAACCTAATGTACCAGCTAATAAGGATACTCTATCCTCTTCGTGTAGTTCTGATAATAATACCTGTGTCATATTTACTGACATTGGTATTGTTAAAGAAGCAGTATCTGTTGCTGATACCATACCAGCTACTGTTGCATTATGTACATAAGTATCATTAGCCCATATGTGTGTAGTGCCCCAAGTTTCTGAACTAGCTGCCCAGGTACTTTGCATTAGCCTTCAACACCAGAGTAGATGTTACGTACCCTCATTGTTGAGCCTGAATGCCTATCTGCTACATCTGCCTTCTTAAGTTTCTGTATGCTATCCTGGTATGCATTTAACCACACCTGGATTCTCTCATCATTCTTAAGGAAAGGTTCTGCCTCTAATAAAGCACCATACAACAATAAGTCAGGAGCATTAATTGTCAACCAATTATTGGTAACAGTACCACCAGTGCCATCTCCTAGAGAGTCAAACTTCTTATAGTGTGCTACCTCTACCTCATACACTGCATCTGGTATTGGTGCTAATTGAAGTTCATCTCCAACGATAGAATATGCAGAAGGAACACCTGTAGTGTTTGAGCCATACAGTCTGTCCAGCATCTCAAGAGATATAAACTCTAGAGGTACAGTAGGATTATTATTAATCTGAATATTACGCATACTTAGATAACCACCAGGTAGTGCGTGGTATCTATTGCCTGCAGTGGTATTCATTGTTGACCTGACTTCCTGTGGTCTAATACGCAACTCTCTGTTAACTCTTGCCTCAGCCAGTGTAATGAAGTCTGGTATCCTAGCTGTTAGGTCAGACCTGTCTAACCAGTCTGCAACTGCATCTTTTAATCCTGTGTACGTATCTAGTGCCATCTATAGCTTTCCTTTGGTTGTTCTAAAAGGGGCATTAACTGGGTCGTTCATCCATTCCTTCATACGTTCTTGGTTTCCCCATATACCATCTCTCATCATCTGTTCTACCATAAGCATCGGAATACGAGCTATTCTGTGTGAGAATTGTGAGTCACCTTTGTATTGATTTGTACCGCTGTTACGTGCCGATTGAAGTCTGAGAAGAGCGTTGTCTTCTGCAATCTTTTTAATCTCTATATTATCTTGGGTTGATACACTGGTAAGTGAACCGTCTTGGTTCTCTATTATTTGATTTTGTAGTGCCATCTGTATCTCTCCTGAATGTAAAGACCCCAGCCTGAGCCGAGGTCTAAGTCAACTAGTTATTAACCAGTTGTGTAACGAATCTGACCGTTAGCTGCTTCGTTGCCACAGCGTAAGCCGTACTCAACTAAAAGCATCTTCTTATCAGAGTCACCAGTTGTAGAAATATCTACTGTCTGGAAATCACGTAGGTAATCAACACTCCACATATCGTGGTCTAAGAAGTATACTACATCCTGGTCAGCATATCTGTCCAACTGAATGTTGAACGTACCGAAGTCAGAAACATATACATCTACTGCGTTGTAAATTGACTTGTTGTCATCTACAACTGATTGTGTGCTAGAAGCACGACCTGACATAGCAGTGATTAACTTCTTATTAGTTGCACCTAATAGGATAGTTGATGGATTACCACCAGCACTCCAAGTAGCTTCTGCAACTGCTGTTATATCAGCCTCAACTACAGCAGCGTGAGAACCTGAAGTACCAGCATCAGTCACGTTAGTAGTGATAAAGTGAGCAGCACCTCTAGTCTCTCTTGCAGTACCTGAAGAACCACCTACAGCTGCATTATTAGCAAGTAGTGAAGTCTCCATATCACGTTTAAGTTCTTTAGAAGCTTTAGCTAGTTGATGAGCCATCTCTGACTTCTTGCCTGCGTTGTTTACTGACTCTTGTGTACCAGTAACTTCAACAACCTTCTTAGAGATTTGTGTGTAGTTACCTAAACGAGTAGTAGCAGTAGTTGCTGCAGTACCAGCTGCTGCACCTTCAGCAACCGCGTTAGTGCCAGAAGCTGCTGCTAGAGCGTCAGTCTGCCATTCAAAGTAAGTGTTATTTACTTTACCTTTCTTTGCGATACCAGATAGAAACGGGGTTTCCGTTGGACTGATATCGTAAATTACATCGGACAAATCCTCGCGGATTGCCTTTGCATCATAAGTTTCAAAATTTGTAGCCATTTTTATTTTCCTTATATTGTAACTACAGTAAACCTATACTATAGCATATCATAAAATACGGAAGCAGCGTCATCTTGTTTGCCTGACTTCCTTAACCTTGTACGCTTTTTCTTGGCTTTATCATTGTCTGCCTCAGATTTAACTTTACCTCTTCCAGACTTTTGTACCTTTGGAACTTTCTTAACTGCTTTCTTTTTAGGCTTTACTTTATTAGTTAACCTGTCAAACTCCATAGCTTTCTTTAATATAAGAACACTACGGTGGTCTGCTAGTTGGTCAATTTCTTCAGCAGCATATCCAGATTCGATTGCGAACTTTCGTACATCATCTTTAACAGTTGAGTTCTTTTGACCCCATTCAGGTAAAGCTTCAACCAACTGTGAGTATTGGTCTTGAACAAATGTTGCTCTTGCCTGTACCTCTTGTTGTTGTTGCTGTTGCTGCACAATCGCTTGTTGTTGTGTAGCATTCATTACTTTTTCCTGTGCGTCTCGGTACTCATCTTTCTTAAGCATATATGCGTATGGGTCTTCCTCTTTGAGTTCTTCCCAATTTACATTATTAAACTCTTGAAGTTTGTCTTGTTGCTGTTGTTTCAACATTGATAAACCATTAGCGTACATTTGTCTCTCTTGCTCTAACCTTAGGCGTTCAGTTTGAATTGCTTCATTTTCTTTACGTCCTTCAGCTAACGCTTGAGACTTACGAGTGTAGTCAGATTGTCTTTGGTATCCAGCTTTAAGTTCCTCAAGATTAACTTCATACTCCTCACCGTCTACTTTAATAGTATAGCTTGGGTCTTCAGTCTCGGTTTGTTCAACCTCTTCCTCTTCAGTTTCCTCTTCACCTTCTTCAACTTCCTCTACTTGTTCGCCTGACTCTTCTACTTCCGTAGATTCAGACTCACTTTCAACTTCATCTTCCTGTGTGTCCTCTACTGTTTCCTCGTTAACAACAGCTTCGGTTTCCTCGTTTGTAGGTTGTTCATCTGATTCCCACAATCCTAGGATTTTATTTGTCGCCTCTTCTGGCGAACCTTGTTTAGCTCTTTCAAAAGCTTGCTTAACTACTTGGTTATTCTCTGCAGAATCCATATTGTTATCTCCCTATTAATTATACTGTTCTGAATAAAATTCTTGCCCCTTCTCAGCAAGTTTACCTGTATTAAGTACAGACTTAATGTGTTCATCCACTAAGTCTAAACTCTTTATAGTAATATAAATTCTATCCCTTTCTACTTCTTCACTGATTTTAGTTTGTAATAACATATCAATCAGGTGTTTCTTTGTTTCTGTAAAAGCTTCTTTATAAAGAGGGTCATCAACTAATCTCTTAGCGTCTTGTCCTCTTTGTATGTCCTTTCTCTTCCCCTTCATTTTGTCCCCTGTTATGTTGGACCAATAGCCACTGGCCTTCCTTGCTCCCTCTCTAATATTAACTCTTGTTGTTTAAGAGCTAAATCTGCTTTTTTAATTTCTAATTCTTGTGCTTTAATTTGCATATTAACCTGAGCTTCTTGTGCTTTAAGTTCTAGCTCTTGTTGCTGTAGTTGTGCATCAAGCTCCATCTCTTGTTGTTTAAGCTGGCTTTCAGTTTGTATCTTCTGCATCTTAATCTTTAACTCTTCCGCTTTGAGCTGTGCTTCCATTTGTTTAGCTTGCTCTTCTGGACTAGGTCCTTGTTGCTGTTGTGGTTCTTGGTCTCCTGGGTCTGTAATGAAGTCATCTACATTCTTCATTCCCATAGACTTTATCTGTTCAGCAACTAAGTTATATACATTCTTAGGTTTAATCATCATACCTGCAGCAGGATGTTGTGCAATCATTTGCATAGTCTGAGCCAGTTGTCCTAAATGCATAAGGTTCATATCTTTGTTACCAAACCCTAGGCCAACCTGTGCGGTACAGTCCAGCTTTTCTTTCCATTCAGCAGGATACAAAGTAACCCATTTATTATTTAACCTCACAATCTTCTCAGGAGACTCAAACTTTTGTATTAGTTGGTACACACTAGTAGCTAGTTCCTTCATTCCTGTCTCTGCGAATACCCTAGCAATTAGTTCAATCTTCTGTTGTGCTGCTGTCATTACTTGAGCTACACCAGTAGCTGTTTGATGTGACTTTAATCCACCTTCACCAATACCCATAGAGTTCTTATTAACACCAGTTCTTTCTTCTCTGATACTATCGAGATAACCCAGCATATTGAAAGAGTTTTGGTCTAATTGTGGTGTGGCTAGTGGAGACACAGCACCTGGAGTACGTACTCTTACGATACCTCCTGGTCTGCTGGTCATTAGGTCATCTAAGTTAGCTTGACCCTCGACTACTTCATAACGCCCATTATTTGTTAAATACATATTATCTAACAAGTTACGCATTAAGGTAGTCTTAATTAGTTGAAGGTCAGAGATTAAGTCATAAACACTCAAACCGTAGAACTTATGAGGCATAGGTACAGGTGTAAGGGAGGAGAAGGGAACACTGTCCACAGCCTCATTATCTAACAATTCATCTCCAACCTTCGTTACTTTTCTTAATTCGTCTATACCGTCATTATCAAAGTCTACTCTGACGTAACATTCAGTTACCCAAATGCCCTCGTCTATATCACCTGTAGGGTAACTAGAGTCTTGGTCGTAATCAAACCTAGCTAATCTTTCAGATTTCCACTCAGCCTCTTGTGCAGAGAAAGCTTTCTCTAGCTTAGACTTAGGGTATCCTGCAGATATTAACTCAGACTTAGTTTTCTTAACTCTGTGTCCTACAAATCTTGCGTCTTCAATTCCTTTCGCATATTTATTAATTAAAAATTCTTCTGGTGGTACATTTTCAATTCTTACTTGTCCACTCTCTCTTGTTCTTTTTATCACCACATTATGTAATATAGGTAAAGGCATATGACCTTCTTCTATATCTTCATTAAGTGCTGTGTGCTCTACGACTTCAACTTCATCATCTGCCAATAGAACTGTAAATTCTTCCTCAGTGAGGTTCTTATATTCCTCTCTGGTTGTATCTGTTGTATCATCCCAGTAGTGTTTAATGATACCATTCTTCTGTAGTAATGCATCTTTAAACCAACTATAAATAATAGAGAATCCTGGGTTCTGTCTTTGTATTACATAATTAGTATAATCAGTGGCCTGCTTTGCCATCTGTACATCTTCAGGACCGTTTGGTTCAAACTGTACTACCTTATTACCACCTGTGAATATCTTCATCAGGCTAGGCATAATCCATTCAATTACATCTGCAACATCTCTTGTGACAATCTGAGAACGTCCTTCTTGCTCATTACCATACCTCTTACCATAATATCTATCCAGTGCGTCAGTACGTTGTTGAGTTAACTTGCCATCACCAAAGCCCAGAGATGATTGTATCTCGTGCTCTACGTGGGCGGACAGTTCGCTCTTAGTCATCTTTTTTGCCATAAATTTTCCGTGTACTCCTACCCCCTTTCGGGGGAGAAGTTATATAAAATTATTCTTTAGGTATTAAAACCACAATCAGTATAGATATAGTAAGTAATATTGTAAACACTAGTAACACCTCTAATTTATTTTTACTTTCTTTACTGTGCTCTTAGGCTGGTCTAATTCCATATCTACTTTCAGAACACCATCTTTAAACTTAGCATTGAATACTTTAAGGTAGTCAACTAAAGCCCATTGTCTAATGAATGCTCTCTGTGCTATACCTTTATAGACAAAACCAT